CACCAATACCATATTCGTTTATACCCTCACTCCAATCGGTGATTGTATCGTGAAGATATACTACCTCTACTCCGTTTAATAATTCATGTACTACTTCCAATTCAGGTCTATACATTCTATCGCGGTTCTTAGCCATAACGACAGTATCGCCCATCTTTTTTCTAACTATAATACATTCATTCAATTTGGTGTCCATTTATTAGCCTGAAGAGATTGGTTAAATTCTCACGCTAATAAATATATTTTTATTTCAAATTGATATAAAATATTATTTCAATCGATACATGAACTGATAACCACAATCATCATCATAATCACAATCTTCAACTACCTCATTAAGATTACGCAATAATTCGTTCAATTTATTCACATCAACCTGTCTCCAATATCCAAAACGAAAATATACATCGTTCGAACCACCCCAAATTTGTTTGATGTCAAAATCACCAAATTCTAACTCAATTTTCTTTAATGTAGAAATATCTAATCCGTTTCTCATAATTTTTATATTTTAATATTCACCATAATGTGCAAACACCATATCACGCGTAACCAATTCCCACTTAGCTCTCTCATACATCTCCTCACTAATCAACATCTTCTCAAAGAAGATGTCTATATTCAAATCCTCAGCATCCACACCAGTATGGATGGCTCTTAACTCAATAAAATCAACATACTCACTCACACTCATTTCAGAAAAATTTGGAAAAGAATTCATATTTTTATTGTTTTATGTTTAACTCTTATTACAAAGCTAACATACGAAGAATATTTTACAATTCCAAATTTTTTGTAAAATATTTTCAATAAAAAAGGGAAAACTTTCGCTTTCCCTTAGTGAATACCTTGTGATTATATTTGTTTAGAATTTAGTTCCGCAATGTGGACAGAACTTATGTGTATCTTTTTTTCTTTTAGCACCACACTCGCCACAATATAGAACACCTAATTCTTCTTTGTGATATTGTTTATGTGATGTAGGTAAAATTCTCCATGCTACATTGTGAAATGAATACGAATGGAAAGTTCTATCCGATGATATAAATTGTTGATTGGATGTATCACCTTTTTCGGTTGTACCAGTTTCTATTTTATTACTTCTAAGATTCGGACCTGAAAATGTATTTGATGTTAAACTTGCGTTGTTGTAATATGAGGTAGGGGTAGTTCCACTAATTCCTAATGTATTGGTAGTATATGTTGCACCACCTAACCAATTTCCACTACTACTCGTAGTGATTGTACCATATCCACCATAGAAATGATTGGTAGTATTCTCATTAAAGAATTGTACTTCAACATAACCATTATTATCAATAGCACCTAAATTAACTGCCTCTTTTCCTACTTCATAGGTTCTGAATACAAATTTATTATTTGAATCCAAGAAACGTTCTAAAAACACCCTCTCACCTGGTCTTAATACAATACCACCACCCGATAAGTAATCTTTATCGATTTTGATTTTTGCTAATACGTGTTTTGGAGTTGGGTTGAATAATTCGATTTGGTATTCATCTCCATCATTAAGATAGACTTGACCATCGAATTGTTTGATTCTTTGTTTACCTTTTGTGATAAACGCTTGCGGGTTTGACGGACTTCCGCTAGTCCAGATTGATTGTTTCATTTTTTTCCTTTGTTTATTTGTTATTTAAAACTTCATTTGTTGGTATTTCTCCAACTCAACTGCCTCAAAGGACAGTGAAGGTTTAACCACAAGGTTTCGAATATAAGTATTACTATTTAATTTTTTTCTTAACGATATAATTTCCTAATACTAATGTATCCATTTCACAATCTAAAAAAGTTTCAATTGCATCCTTTGGTGAATTTACAATTGTTTTATCTTTTAAATTGAATGATGTGTTTAGGACAATCGGGTATCCATTATCTCTTTCTAATTGATTTAATAATGAATACATTCTTTTATGTTGTCTATTATTTAAGGTTTGAATTCTTGCAGAACCATCTACGTGAGTAATTGCCGGTAAATTATCTATATGTTCTGGATTTACTTTTACTACTTGATTCATATAGGGAACTAATAGTTTGTAATCAAAATATTTTAATCTCTCTTCTTCTTTTACGATTGGAGCAAAAGGTCTAAACCCTTCTCTTTTTTTGATTACTCTATTTACCCTACTTTTCATTTGAGGGTCTCTTGGGTTAGCAAGTATAGAACGATTACCGAGTGCTCTAGAACCAAATTCCATTCTACCTTCGTACCAACCAATAACATTTCCATCTGTAATTTCCTTAGAAATAATTGGAATAAGTTCGGAGTGATTTTTGTATTCATACCATACATCGTTTGATTGTTTATCTAATTCTTCTTTAATTTCATCATTTGAATACCATGGGCCTAAGTATGGATTTGTATTATCAACTCTACTAACATTTTCAGTATGAGTATAATAATATTCTAAAGCACATCCAATTGCAGAACCGGCATCAGATGGAGCTGGTGGAATCCATAATTGTTTATACGGAGATTCTTTTGTTATTTTTCCGTTTGCAGTTCCATTATACGCACACCCACCACTTAAACAAATATTGTTAGATGGGTGAATAGCAAACATTTTATTTATTAAACGGAAAAAGAAATATTCATATTGTGATTGAATTGTTGCTGCTAAATCTTTATGATGTTGTTCTATCTTATCTTCTGGTAATCGATTTGGAATACCTAATAATAATCCTAATTTTTCATTAAACATAGAATTGTTTGAATAATCATATGTGAAATAATCCATATTGATTTCAAACCCACCATCTTCGGTTTCCTTAATAAGTTCTTTAAAATGTTTTGTATAAACATTTGGATTACCATATGGTGCAAGACCCATTACCTTATACTCACCCTCATTTGGTTTAAATCCTAAGAATGCAGTAAATGCAGAATAAATCATTCCCAACGAATGTGGAAATTTAATATTCTGAATTTTTGTGATTTTATTATTTTCTGCAAATGCTAAAACTGTGGTTTCCCATTCCCCAACACCATCTACTGAAATGATTGCTGAACGGTCAAATGGAGATGTGTAATAAGAATACGCAATATGAGAAAGATGGTGGTCTCCGTATGATAAAATTATTTTATCGTTTGTGATTTCATAAATCTTACGTTCCGTTTCTTTATATTTTTGTTTATTTTCTTTTAGAATAGCATTACGTTTGAAGTATTGTAATACACCACCTCTCTTAGTGGTTTCTTCAATGCGTTCTAACTTTGTTGTTGGGTTTTCATAAAACGAAACTACCGATACATCCGAACCGGTAATTTTGAATTCGTTATATAACCAATTTATTGCATTAGTGGGAAAAGAAGAATCATGTTTAATTCCCGTAAATCTTTCTTCTTCTACTGCTCCTAAAACTTTTCCATCTTTTAATAAACATGCCGCAGAATCATGATATCCACATGCTATTCCTAAAATATATTTATTCTTCATCATAATCATCATCGCCACTTATTGAATCTGGCGATACCCAAAAAGGTTCATCTCTTACTGAAAAATCACCTTCTTCTAAATAATCGTTTAACATTTTTTTCTGATGTTGTTTCATTATATTTACCACTTTTGTGATATAATGAGTCTTGCAATCAGTCATCTCTCTAATAAGTAGATATAAATGTTTTTTGTTAAAATTTTCTATATAATCACTTCTACGGAATAATTCCAATACCGCATCTGCAATTTGTATATCTCTTTTTTTGTTAAATATGGTTGTTAAATGTTTATCCCAATAGGCTAACATTATATCTTTAAATTCTCTGAATTCAGTTCCTTCTTCGGTTTCGTAAAAATCATTTTCAGGATTCCAACTTTCAGGCATTTCAGAAATTAAAGCATTTTGTTTCCAACGTTTGTAGTTTCCGTTGTTTTTTAGAATCAAATGATTCTTTGCAATGATGGTAAAATAAGAGAATGCTCTACCCTTACCTTCTTTATACATATGCATTTTTTCTACCATAGTAGAAACTACTTCCATTTGTATATCCTTTTTAGATACATCAAAATATGAAAACTTAAATGTATTTAATACGTTTTCTGCTAACTTTTCAAAAGGATATTTAATTCTTTCTTCGTAAATTTTAGAACGTTTTACGGGGTCTTTACATTTATTGTATTCTACTATTGCATCTTGTGCAGGTGTTCCAAAATATACTTTATCTTTTGGTTTTCTTGTTTTTGCCATATTAAATTATTTCATTTAGATTTTCAACAACATCTTTGATTTCTTTGAAAACCACTCCAACTTCATCATCGGATTCAAATGAACCTTTTAAATCTGCATTTCTCAATGCTTCTAATGCAGTTTCTACTTTTGTTTTAACATCTCTAAGAGTTTCGGTAAGTGTATCTTCTAACTCTTCATTTTGATTCAGTAAATTTCTTACTCCTACAATAAGTGCAATATTTAGAATTGCAGATATTGATAATATTATATAAATCATATTTTTTGATTTTTATGCTTCACCCATCGGTCCGAAATAATTCATCATAGGTGTTTCATCTTCGGATGGTGGATTCATTTGGTTTTTTAATTGTTCTTCAATTATCTTCGCGTTTCTATCAATTTTACCTTTAATGTCATCAAAACTACAAACTCCATTTTCAATTAAAATATTGATTAGAGCATCAATTATAAAACTATGATTTACAATTGTTTGTTCCAACATTTTAATATGTTCTTTTTTAGATAGTTTCTTTTCTGAGCTCATTGATTAAATCTTCAAAGGTTTTACGCTCTTCATCAGTTTCGATAAAGGCTTTATTTATAGTTTCGTGATGATAGCCTAAAGCCGATGCCATTCTAATACATATCGTTTTATATTCAAAAATTGTCATATCATCCGGCACTGTTAGTTCTATATTCGATGCCTCTCTATAATCATCTGCATCGATAGTAAATGTAAATTTAGCCATATTATACAATCTCTGCACCTAACTCTAAGAATGGTTGTGCTTTTTTATATTTCATAAATTCGGTTTTCCCATCTGGTAATTTAACCATAACCATTTCATTTCTACCATAAGTTTTAGGAGCAATGTATGTAGTTGTATATCTACGTTCTGGGTTTGTAATAAGAATACCATCTAAGTGGTCGATTTCATGTTGTGCACATACACACTCCATTAAACCAGCATCACCAAAGAATTCATCTGCATCTTTCCAATCGTTGAATTGATTATCTGCTTTAAATTCTACAACACCTAAGTTGTCGGTTTCTACTAAAATTCGTTTTGAACGAACTGTTTTAACTGGACTTTTTAATGTCTTATCGATTGATAAACATTGCTCTACATAGGCAACAGCATCTTCTGAGCGTTCTATGATTGTTGGATTGATTAAAACTAACGGCTCGATTACCTTAATTATACATGCACGAACATCCAAACCTAATTGATTAGCAGATAATCCAATACCACCGTGTTTTTCTAATTCAGTAGTAAGGGTTTCAGTAATCTTTTGAATTTCTTCAGCAGATAATTTTGAAGGTTTAATCGGTTTAGATAGTTTAAGTTTGTCTTTTACAATTTGCATGATATTATTTTTATTTATTTGTATAAGGATTTATGTAATTCGGTTTAAAATATTCATCAGTATATTCCACATTATCTGGAAATATTGAATGGGTTTCTTTGATTTGTTCGTTGAAAATTCTTCTAATTTTTTCACCCAATTCCGCATTGTTAGGTGTATCTTTTATTAGTGATACGGGAATTGTTATTGTGTCATTACTCATAGAGTTTATTTATTATTTGGTTATTATTATGTAAAGATACGAAAACTTTTCCATATTTCCAAATTATTTAAATTTATTTAACGTTTTTTCGTTAGTTTTTGTTTTCGTTTTCTTTGCTTCTTTATTTTGTTTTTCTATAACTTTCATTCTAGCAAAATAAGCTGGTTTCCATTTATACTCTACTGATATTGGACCATTTGGAAATTTCTTTTTATCATATTTCCAAATTGATATAGATTCATCATCTTCGTAGGTATATTCAAATTTGGTAGGTTTATCCTTCATCGAAGGTTCTGGTCTCTTTGCCATAACTTAAATTAAAATGAAAAAAATTTGTTTATTGTTTCCTTATCAACTCTACTCTCCTTTCGCATCTCATCAATTGGTTTTAGTAATTCATCATATCCATCTATTGGTTCACCAACATACTCATGACAATATGATGCTCGTTGATACATTGTCTTATACACCTCTGAATGGTCGTTATTATCGTTTCTAATCTTTCCGTTGAATAAAGTAGGTTTCCAACTTTCGGTATGAATATTTCGATAAATACCCAATGCAGGATTGATAGTTTTAGTGTAATACTTTGCATGCATATTTTTAAGAATACCACCACTCCATTCAGATATTTTACTACCAATACTCATTCCTTGATAATCTGGATGAACTACGATTCTACTTTCTCTGAATACTTTGAATCCACCATTCTTACCCAAATGTCTTCCAATTACATTTATTGCTACAGGTTTATCGTTCCATTCAAATAGAAGATAGATGTAGGTTTTGTTTGCGTTTTGTGTTAGATAATGATGTTCTTTGAAGAAGTCCCAAGCTTCAGGTTCAACCCTACTAACTGATAAAGTGATTTCCGGTCTCCCTTGCCGAAGATAGTCAGGTCTTTCGAACCCGCCTCCTTTTGATGGTGAATATATCCAATCCGGCATTATCCACTCCATAATATCAAAGTGACAGGATGCTAAGATAATCTTTTTTCCTTCCCTACGAATGTATTTTTGTAATGCGAAACTCATTGCCTTTGCAACATCTCTATCAACAACTGATGTGTATTCATCAATCAAAATAGTATCACCATCTTTTGCAGATGAAACTAAATACGCAAGATATGCACGATATTGTTCTCCATTACTTAATAAACGAAATGGTCTTAACCAAGTGGGAACTGATGATAATCCTATCGATGTTAGGACTCTTGTTGCTTCTTCTGGTTCTAACCAATCAAAATTAGATATAAGTGGTTTATCTTCATCAAACTTAACATCTTTACTACCACCCAATTCTTTTAATATAGTTGATTTACCACTACCACTTCCGCCATATATGACACCAACATTCCAATCAAACGAATTTAATCCATCTAAATTCATAGGAATTGTAACTTGCGTTTCCTCTTTATTTTGTATATCAAACGCATTATACACATATTCGGTGTATTTATCGTTTTGTATTTTAGATGTAAGTGTGATATTCATATTAATTACTTAGTGGTGCTTTAATCTTTGGATGTGAGGTATATCCAACTAATTCAAAACAATCTGGTCTATAACTCATAATCTTTTCATCAAATGTTTTAGGACCTAAATGTTCTTTTACTTTGTGATGTAAATACCAATTTCGTTCGGTGATATTTACTGATGGTAATTCATAAGGTTCTCTTGTTCGTTTAGGTACTCCTGCCGAATCGAAATAGACCCCTTTAGCATAATCAGATTGTTCATCAATATTATCACAAACATCACGATTCGGCTTATGATTTTCGAACCACCAATGCATTCGTTCTTCCAAAGTTAATTCTCTACCAATTTGTTCTTTAGCTTGTTCAATATGGTTTGAATACAAATGAACATCACCTAAATTACCAATCAACTCATCAGGTATCATATTTACCTCCTTTGCAATAATTTCCAATAACAACCCATAAGATGCAATATTGAATGGTAATCCTAAAAATGTATCTACACTTCGTTGATTCCACATTAGAGAGATTGCTCTATACTTTCCAGGATTAACAATTTTTTCATCTCTCGTTGTTGGTCTTGTATAAATTTGAAATCCATAATGACAAGGCGGTAAAACCATTTTATCTAAATCACTTACATTCCAAGCACTAACCATCAATCTTCTACTATCGGGATTTGTTTTTAATTGTTCTATTAGATTTGAGATTTGGTCTATTGGTTGGACTAATTTATTTGTGTCTGGATTTAATCGATTTACTTTCCAACTTCTCCATTGCTTACCATAAATCGGTCCTAAATCACCTAATTTGTAACCTGTTAAATCAGGAATAAAATGTGGTTGTTTGATATTACCAAGTTTAATAGCCGAAATGAATTGTTCTTTTGACATTGGGTCTACACTATGTATAACACATTGTGCTTCATATCCTTTGTAAGCATCACCATCCCATATGTGGCAATCGTAATCCAATAAGAATTTGATGTTAGTATCACCTCTTAAAAACCATAAGAGTTCTGCTACCATAACTTTCCACGCCATCTTCTTTGTGGTTAGTAATGGGAATCCCTCGCTCATTTTATGACGAATCTGTCTACCAAAAACAGAAATAGTACCAGTTCCGGTTCTATCTCCTTTTTCTACCCCATTATCTAAGATGTCTTGTAATAATGCTTGATATGATTTATCTAAGTTGTTCATATGATTTTAATCTTTTTTGATTATCAATTTTATCTTCAACCGAATATCTTTCTTTGAATGCAATGATTCGGTGAAATTCTTTATAAGCAGATGGATGGGTTTCTTTTAATCTATCTAACCCATATTCGTATTCAAAAAGAATATCTTCATATCTTTGTTCTTTATTAGAAAATCCCTTTTCTTGTGTTTCCAATTCCGATTGTAGTTCGTTGATTACACTTTGTAAAGAATCTATTTTTTGTAATGATGACATATAACTACCTTCTGCCTTTGTTACATTTTCTTTATTGTGATTTATACTAAAACCAAGTGCTAATAACAATATTGAAACAAACAATATTATTGGTGAATATCTTAAAAAATTATCCATATTATTTAACCGATAAAACTTTGTTAAAATTAAACATTCTCCAACCTTGCACATCTAAATCCCAAACAGTAATATTATCATTTGATAATACATTACCATTTGTATCAGTTTGTGCAACTTTGTTTCCTTTTGGGTGATATTCTTCTGGAATACTTATCATCTTTTGGGTACAATTCATTACTCTTTCTTCACCATTTGCTTTGATAAATTTAACCTCAACTGATTCCAATTGTAATTTATCTACTAATTCTTGTTTTGTAATTTGTAACATATTTTTTATTTTACGATTATGTATTCCGAATTTTTGTATTCTTTTTTTGCTATGTAATCTAAATCCCAATTATTGATAATCTCTTCTGCTTGTGATTTATGTTGAAATGGAAATGCTCCACTTACCCATACTTTAATTGGTAAATAAAAATAGTTTGTTTTATACCAAACTTTTCGTTGTGGTAAGTAATAACGTGTTCCATTGTCTACCCAAGTCTCAATACGATATTTTGGTTTACCTTCTACTGTCATCACTCCCAATAACAATAGCACTAATAATAGTTTTTTCATTAAATTAAAGATACGAATTATTTTCTATATTTCCAAATTATTTTTTTAATTGTTCTAATCTGATTATTTCTTCTTTTATTTTTACGTTATATGGATTCCAATTTATATTATCTAATAACCATTTTCTATAATAAGGTGGTATTGATGCAACTGGTTTGTTTTTGTATTTACCAAATGTCATATAAACCTTTTGTATTTCACCTTCTTCGTTTCGTTGTTCTGATAAATTGATTCCACCTTCTAAATGAATACCAATTTCGTGCATTGGAATACCTGTGATTTTCTTTTTATTTTCACCATATAATTCCCAAATACCATCATTATCTTCTTTGTAATAAAGTGCTTCAACTTTACCGAACTTATCAACTGCACCTACGAAATCCACAACTAAACAATCTTTTTTGTTGTCGTGAATACGAGTTCCTCTACCGACAAACTGATACCACCATGAGATAGAAGCAGTTGGTCTACCTGTAATCAAACAATCTAATTCTGGATAATCGAATCCAACCGTCAATACATTCACCTGAACAATTACTCTTATTTTTTGTGAACGGAACTCTTCGATGATACGATTACGTTCTGCAGTTGGAGTTTCTCCATGTACTACTGCGGCAGATGGAATCTTACCTGCAAGTTGTGTTGCTTGTTCGATTGTTGGAACTGCAACTAATATTGATTTTCTATTATGCAACTCGTGAACTTTTTTAACAATCTTATCTTGTAGATTTTGATTCTCATATGCTCTTGCAATGGAATCATTTGTATATTCAGCACCAGTTGAATTATACACCAATGCTCCGGTATCGAAATCATATGATTGATATTCTAACGGAGTCCAAAATCCCATCTTCACTATATCTTGAATTTGGGAAACGTGAATTATATGTTTGAAAAATGCACCATGTTTAGAACGATTAGTCAACATTACTAACTTAGAATATGGACCAGTTTCACCCATATTAGTTTGTAATTTTAATGGAGTAGCAGTTAATCCTAAGACGTGAGTTGCTTTAAGTGCATCAATAAACTTTCTTAATTGTCCATTTTTATCACGCGGGTATCTATCACACTCATCGATAATAACTTTCGTTATACCCAATTGTTTGAATTTCCAAGCAATGTTGATAATAGAACCAATCGTTGCGTAAGTAATATCACCAATTTCTTTCTCACCCATAGATGCTGAATAAATTGATGCAGTACCTCCCAACGTAATAAGTTTGTTATAGTTTTGTTCTAATAATTCTTTTGATGGTTGTATCACTAATACTTTTTCCCCAATACCTTTTGCAATATGGGCAATAACAATCGATTTACCGAATGCGGTTGGTGCAACGATAATCGAAGGTGCCATTTTGGGTGTTTTAAAAAATTCAATACCAACGGCAACTGGTTCTATCTGATAATCTCTTAATTTCATTTAGAAAAATATCTCCATTAAAATGATTCCCAATAACGTGGTGATTCCACCAATTATTGCAATTGATGCTAAGTTTTCCGAATCTTCAATTTGTTGTTTTGTTTTTCCTTGATTTTCCATATTATTTAATAAAAGGTAATATTGCTAATTCTTTTGCTTTGGCCTCTACCATACAATCCACATCCATTCCGTATGTATTAGGAAGCGAGTTAATGTAAAGTGAATGTGCCTGTGGTTTTTCTTTTGGATTATTTTCGTGTAATGCTTTTGATTCTGAATAATGAACGATGGGTTTAATACCATCTGGCCAAGTTGATACTGCAAGTTTCAATGCTTGTTCTTCGGATAAATCACCTGTACAAAATTGGTGGTGATGGTAATCAAATACAATCGGAATTCCGATTTGTTCATGTACATACATAAGGTCTTTAACTGAATACATAGATGCCTTATCATCATTCTCTATTGTTAATCGTTTTTGAACCGATTCAGAGAGTCTTTTATAGTTGGTGATAAATCTATCTAACGCAGATTTTTTATCTCCGTAAACACCATTACAGTGGATATTAATCTTATTGTAAGGAGTTAAATGTAATCCTAATAAATCAAATACTTTACCATGTAATTCTAAATCTTTAATAGTATTATCAACTACGTTTGGATTTGGTGAAACTAATACGTTAAACGGACCAGGATGCGAAGTAAGACGTAATCCATTATTCTTAGCATATGTACCACAACCTTTAAGGATGTTTGAGATTTTAGTATAATCTGGCATATCTTCTACGTTGTATTCGGAAGCCCACGGGAACATATCTGATGAAATTCGGAATACTTTAATATTCTTAGAAACATTCCATTTGATAATCTCAAATAAATCACGAGAGTTTTGTAGGGCTAATTCGGAGGCGTAAGAAATACCTTTCTGATGAAACGTTTTCTTAACCATACTACGATTGGTAGTAATTTTAGGAGATTGTTCTCCTAATGTCATATTGATACACGCGTAACCTAAATTCATATTGTATAGTTTTACATTTTATAAAGCTAATATACGAATAATATCTCAAATTACCAAATATTATAAGGAAAAACTTTCCCCACAACCACAAGTTCTACTTGCATTTGGGTTTATAAATTGGAAACCTTTACCATTTAAACCATCCGAAAAGTCCAATTGTGTACCAACGAGATATAATAAAGATTTATTATCTACTAATATTTTTACACCCATATCTTCGATTAAAGTATCGTTAGGAAGCGGGTCAGTATCAAAAGAAAGGTCATATGATAATCCACTACATCCACCACCCTTAACACCAACTCTTAAATAGGGGGTTTTAAAATCAGTTTCCCTAATTAGGGATTGAACTCTTTTTGCTGCAGTATCTGACACTGTAATCATATATGTTTATTTTTTAATTTCTTTTTTATACTGAATAACTGCATTTTGATTACCACCCATATGATTTAACCAATAATTAATTGCTTCTCTATCGTTAATCCATCTCTCTTTTTTATTCCAATCAAACCACGGGTGTAAATAATATGCCTTACCATCATATGGGTCTTTCCAACCATCTTTCTCATACCATTCTCTACGTTCTTCTTCGGATACAACTCCATCTTTATTAGAATCTGCTTCATCAAATGATTGTTCTGATGATAAATTATTTTCTACTATAATTTCAGATTCTTCTTCGATTGGTAAATTTTTTCCACTATCTTCGTAAATTTGATAATTTTTTTCCACTAAGGGTTCGGATTCCCCATACATATTTTTCTTACCAATCAATCCGTTAAACGCAATGATTAATGCAACTGCAAGGGGGTCAAATACAATTACGATAATAAAGATAAAGAACTTAACGACCGTATTTAAATCCAATCCAAATGCTTCTGCAACGAATCGAAATCCACCTACCTCTTTTTCTAATCCCAAATTATCGGTTTTGATTTTGTTAATTGCATCGTTTTCTAAAGCATTATCTTCTTGTAACTTTGCAATCTTATCATTTAGTTTAGAAATTTGTTTATCTCTATTATCAATAGAACGAAGTAGACGTGAGTTCACTTTACCACCATCGATAATTTTACCTTGATTAGAATTGAATTCAGAAATTTGAGTAGATAGTTGTTGAATTTGAGATTCATTTTGTTCTATCTTTGTAGTGTGAACAAGAATTTCTCTATCTACTTGTTGTAATGCTAAATTTTGTTGTTGGAACGCATTTGATAAATAACCAAAAATACCTGCGGATGTAATCATCATAAGAATACCAACTGATATAGTTAAATACCATTTGTTGAATCCTTTGATTTCATCCCACGTTTGTTTTAAGTAAGTTGCAGCAACTAACTTAGCTAATTCTAATGAACTAGCCATAATCATTACCGATGTAGATGCTCCTGCGAATAAAACTCCTAAACCTGTAACCGAAAAATAAGCAGCACATCCGGCAACAATTATCGCTGATAATCCTACCAAATATTTAAGCCAGTTCATTTTATGATATTGAAATAAATTCGTCTATTTGTTCTAAACCTTTTTGAATTTCTCTGATATATTGTTTAGCTTCTTGTGGGTTAGGTTCTTTTTGACCATCAATCATTTTATCGATTAATACCACTCTTCCTTGAATAGAATTTACTAAATCAACAATCTTTTGCTTGTACACGTCTTTCATAATTATATATTTTGTTTGTTACTAATAAATATTACAATATCAAAAAAAGTAGTTTTTATATATTTATATATACTAACACAAAGATATGTTTATACAATACATTCAAAATTTTCTTACAATCGATGAGTGTGATTTTCTAATTAATTTAGGAGAATCCGTTGGTTTAGAACAAATGAAATCATCCAAAATAGTAAATGGTAAAGTAGTAGAAGAAGGATTACTTTATTCTGGCAATAAAAGAATGGGTTGTTATTTTGTAGATGATTTATTATCTACTACTGAATTAAAATTTATTTCAAATAAAGTATTATTTCTTTCAAATAAATTAAATCCATATAAAGGAATTTCATATACATCGATTCCAAAATATTCATTCAATCGTTATTCGGATGGTGATTTCTTAGATTGGCATTCTGATTCGCATGAAATCATAAGTGGTGCAACAATTACATTCATAATCCAATTAAATGATGATTATGAAGAAGGTGATGTAAAATATAAGATGGATGATGTAGAATATTCAGTTCCAAAACAAAAAGGAAGCGTGTTAGTGTTCGATTCAAATATTCAACATTCAGTTGATATCATTAAAAGTGGGATACGATATTCTATGAATGTATGGCCTACATCAATTAAAAAAATATCCTTACTATGAAAAATATAGTTATAATTGGTGGAGGTACTGCTGGATGGCTTACTGCATTAATGGTTAATAAATTTTGGAATGATAGTAATGTCACAGTAATCGAAAGTTCTAAAATTGGTATATTGGGTGCAGGGGAAGGTGGTACATCTAATTTTGGTAAGATATTATCTATATTAGAAATTAATCAAAAAGATTTTTTCGAAAAAACAGGCTCTTCTTTAAAAAATGCATTACAACTTATAAATTGGAACGGAGATGGTAGAGTTGTATTACACCCGTTTACCGGAGAACAATCATCTCAATTATCATTAATAAAAACATATGCATATCATTTTGATGCTAAATTAGTTTCAAAATATTTCAAAGAAATTGCGTTAAAACGAGGAGTGAATTGGATTGATGGTGAAATTACAAAAATAAATAATACAAATGAAACCATTAATACTTTGGAATTATTAGATGGAAAAATTATTAATTTAGATTTTGTGTTTGATTGTAGTGGATTCGCACGATTAATTACTGGTGGAATTCATAATGAAGAATGGATTGATTATTCGGAATATCTTTTAGCAAATAAAGCCTTTGGATTTTTCTTACCACAGACAAATATTATTACCGATAAAACTATAACCCAAACTAAAGTGGAAGCAATGAATGCCGGTTGGATGTTTGAAATACCTTTACAACATAGATTGGGGTGTGGGTACGTTTTCAACGATAAATACATTTCGGTAGAAGATGCTAAATTAGAAATTCAAGAACGTTTAGGTACTGAAATACAAATACAAAAGATATTTGATTTCAAACCAGGTACATATAAACGAAGTTGGATAGGAAATTCCATATCTATTGGGTTATCATATAGTTTTATAGAACCATTAGAAGCAACTGCTTTAATGACAACGATTATGCAATTAAAACGATTATCAGATGTAGGATTTGATGAAAGTTATAGAGATAGATTTAATATATGGTGTAATGAAATAAACGAACAAAATATGTTATTTATTCGGTATCATTATTTATCAGAAAAGGATGATACTAAATTTTGGAGAGATGTACAATCAATGCCAATACCAACTAAATTAAAATCCATACTTAATGAAAATGGTAGTATAATTCCACAAAATAATTTAGAATTATTAAAGACATTAAATTTATCAGAAACATCAGTTAATGAATTGACATTTCTTGTTTCAAATTATAATACTATTTTTAGAAAGAACAAAAAGATAAAACAAAAAGAATTGATATAATATGGAAAAAATATATTTTGATGATGAAACATTTATTTGGAAAACCAAATTAAATTTTGTAAATTTTAAAAATGAATTTATAAAAGAATCTAATAGATTAATAGAATCTTTACCTGATGTAAAAACTGATGGATTTGGGTATAAAATGGAAACTAAAAATTTGGATTTTGTTGGCGATATGAAAATAGAAACAAATTTAGATAAAATAGTTCAATCTGGTATCAATTTATGTAAAGAATTATACACCGAAACAAATACATCATTTAATAAAATAAACACCGATGCATGGATAAATGTAGTTCGTTCAATTGACCCAGTTCAATTACAATTCAAACATAATGAACTCAAAGGTGTAGATAAATTTCACGTACATACTGATATCAATAAAATTATGGAATCATTTGTTCCTCATTATACTTACGTTTATTATATTCAAATGCCAGATGTTATGGAAGGTGAAGATGGAGTATTATATTTTAGAGGTCAAAATAAAAAAGAATATTGGATAAGACCAGAAGAAGATGATTTAATTATAATGCCGGCAGATATGCCACATACACCAAACAATGCACCGAAATCTACAATAGATAGAATTGTAATGGCAGGTAATGTTGGGTTTGAATTCATTAAAAAAGAAAAATCGTTAATATAATGTTAGTAGATAATAAGTTTATATATTTGAGTTTACCACGTAGAGGTTCAACAGCTTTTCATTATTCATGTATATTAAGTGGATTCAGCATCGAAACATTAAACGATGCATGGAATGGTGTGAATTCACATATAGATTTTACAAATATAGATGAAAAGGAAATAATGAATTACATCCAACACGGTCATGAACCTTTAATAGATTTGGGTAAAAAATTTGGATACGATTATCCAATAATAGCAGTTAAACGAGATAGGCATGAAACATTTTACTCATTATACAAACATATCCTTTTTGATTTAAAACGTGCTGGTGCCGATGATGTTTATGAGTATTTTAAAAACATTTCATTAGATGATTTATTTTTTTATACTTCCGACCAATTACTTACCAAAAAGAAAAGATGGGATATTATAGGTGACTATTTAGTAGATAAAAAACTTATTTCATCAAGACACGGAGTTCCTGTTCAATTGGATTTATATTCAGAAGAATATATTATAAATATAATAGATATTTTAATAACCCCATCAACATATTGGCACAATAACGACCCAAATATTATTTGGTTTGATATTAAAGATTTAAGTAAAATGGAAAACTGGGTTTCGGATATTACACAAAAATCTTTTAAAATAAAACAAGTAAATTCAAGTAAACATATGGATTCCAATTTAAAATTAGATTCTGAATTTATAAAAAAATACAATAGTATTTATGATTATTATGATTTACCAAAATCAATTAAAAGTATAATATAATATGATTAATTATAAAGAAATATTTGATGCGTGGAAAGCATCGTTCAATCCAACTCCGGCACAGGAGGAATTAGCAAAAAAAAGGTTGGATGTGTGTATGGGGTGCGAATATAGAGAAGAATTATTATCAGGAGTGAAATGGTCTGCACTTTGTAATCACTGTGGATGTCCATTAAATAAAAAAGTATTTTCCACTACTTATAATGCATGCACCAAAAAAAAATGGGGGGATGTTGATTCAGAATATTTACAACCGATTCCGGATAAAGATAAAAAATCATTAATTTAATCATTTATATATTTATAGATGAAATATAAAGGAAAAATATGAAAGCAACAATTATTGGAACAGACCTTTTAGAATATAATGGTGATGTTAAGATATTAGAAACAAATACAAACACCACAATATACAACGAAGGTGCAGATTTATTAGATTACGATGCACTTTTTACTATATTAAATGCTAATTCTATAACTGAATTTCATTATATATGGACAGAAGTTGATTCACACAAACCAGTAAATCAACCTTATAGATTTAAAGTATTATTGGAACAAAAATGTTCTGAAAATAATATAACATTTACCGAATATGTAGTACCATTTGGTTCGGTTACAGTTCCATATATTGAAGATTCATCTAATAAATTTATTTTAAGACAAGCTTTTGATACTACTGCATTAGTAGATGAAACATATTGTGCAGATAAATTTGAATTCTTTTCTTTAATGAGTGGGTCTGGTTATACACCAAACACATATCAAGATGATGCAACATTAGGATTGGATGAATTTACATTATTAACCGATAATGGTAATAATCCAAATGTTCTAATTAAAGCAAGATACCCAAATTATAATAGTGAATTATATCCAGAATTACATATTTTAACATCTGAAACGGAACTGATATCATTAAAACAATCAATACCTGGTAACTATTTATTGCAGGAATTCATTTTCGATGAAACTAATTTAGTAGAGGGTAGATACGCGATTATTAGAAGTATTGATATTATCTATGGTGGAAACTTAGATGTAATTAATATGGGAGGATATAGACAATCTGCAATTATTCCACTTACTTTTGCAACAACCGAATTATTATCCGGTTCTACTATTTTAAATCAAAAAAGTAGATATAAATATCTTACAAAAGAATTGGGTAAAAATAGAGGTATTGAATACCACACCGATGATGAAAGTTTAATTTTAGATTATACCGGTTCGTTGATAGATGTAGATACTATACATTTGGGTGATTATGTTAAATCCATAAACTTCCAAGATGTAAATGGAAATAATGCAGCTAAATTTGAAGAAACTCTAATTGAAACATATGGTTGGAATGGAACACTTGAATTATCAAACCAAACACTAACTCAAACATCTGCTAGTTTAGAATCTATGGTATCTGCATCAGTTGATACAATTTATGTAAGAGTAACATTGGAAGATGGTAAAACTTGGGTAGATTCTCCTTCATGTACATATTATATTGAAGAATCTGGTTCATTAGCAACTAGATTTGAAAAATTAAACAAAATGTATGTGGGTGATAAATTAATTGTAACTGATTCATCTACAAATGAATTAACTACTATCGCAATCACCGGATTAGAAATGGAACATGCACAAAAAGTAATTTATAGTATGGACTTCGAACCATCCGATTTATTCTTAGTGGATATTGGTGATGGTGAATTTGGTATAATGCACAACTCATGCTGGTGCCCTTGGAATTGGTGTGGATATTATTGTCATTCTGGTTGGTGTCCATCGTGTAGTGGAGGTAAAGTTTAATTATTAAAAAAATAAGATATTATGGCAAGTACAAGAATAGAAAGACCAACAACGGTCATTAAAGCTTTAATAGCACCGATTCCATCTGAAACAAAAACTAAGATTGCAACGGCAGTACAGGAAGTTGTAAATAGAATTAAAGATAAACATTTATCATAATGATTTGATAATATGAGGTTATATACATTTGGGGATAGTTGGACAGAAGGTGTTGGTGGTAATATAGATATGGAATCTAAACTTACAACCGATTTAGAAAAAACACAATTTCGAAACCAACTATCTTGGTCAAATGTATTAAGTAGATTATTGAATATTCCTCATGTAAATTATGGTGAAGCCGGAAGTTCTAATAAACAAATATTTGATAGAATAGTTGATTTTGTAAAAACTTACAAAATAGCACAAAACGATTTAGTAGTTGTTATGTGGAGTTCAACTCTTAGAGATTCAGTTCCGTTTTTTCCAACCGATGAATGGCATGTTTGGGGTGTAAAATATTTAGAAGAAACTCATAAAACTAAATGGTTTACCCATAATAAGTTTAGTAAGAATCCCACCTACAACGATTTTTTAATTAATTTCAAAGAATTTTTTCTTAGTGAGTTATATACTCAACAATACTACAATATAATAAATCAGAATTATATATTGTTTATACAATCTCTATTTGAATATTACGGAATAAATTATGTATTTTGCGATGCGTTTGATAAAATGATTGATGGGATTTATTCAAATGAAGATAAAACAACTCATATAAACAAATCAAATTATTGGGGATTTGGTAATCAAACATTTAAGCAGTTTTTAACAAATACAAATGATAGAAATGTATGGGAAACCCCACAATATAGTATTCATAATGTTCCTGGTATGCATCCTTCTCAAATAGGATATAAACTAATAGGTGAAGAACTTTTCAGATTCATTTCAAATTCAGATATTATAAAATCTACTGAAATTAAAGAATTAAAATTTTTATAATGAACTATTCAATAAATCAAAACTTTTGTGATAGAGAAGAAGCAAAACGTATTGTTGATTTTTGCTTAGAATATGGTGAACCATTTTCATATAATCCATCTGAAAAATGGGATTGTAGACGTATGTATAATGATGAATTTAAAACAAAAATTATCAATATATTAACTGAAAAATATGAATCCAATGAATTCAAATTATGGTTTGATTGGAATGGATTTGATATGAAGAATTTTAATATCAGCTTAACTTCATATTACGATGGGAGATATTTGAATTTACATAAGGATAAAACAAGTGAATTAACAACTGTGATAGTTCTATCCGATGGATTTGATGGTGGTGATTTTGCATTGACTGAAATGAAAACTCCTCCATCTAATTTTAAAAACTTAAATGGTATTGATACATTCAAATTAAATTTAGGTGATTCAATATCATTCGATGGAACTAAAACATATCATGGAGTATTACCTGTTACAAATGGCATTCGATATGCATTGAATATATGGATGACTGAAACTGATTTTACATATCCAAAGATTAAAAATACTAATTCATTATTATGAATATATTAATAATTGCGTTACCGAGAACGGGTTCAAGCGAATTGGGGAAACGATTGGCATTAAAACATAATTTAAAATATGAGTTTGAACCATTTAATAGAGTTTCCGAAGTACCAGATTTTAATAAATTCAAAAAAGCAGTTGTTAAAACAATAATATTTCATTTACCAACTCAAATTCCAAGTGAAAATAGATTAGAATGGTTAATAAATTTAACTAAAGAATTTGATGAGATTGTATTACTATCTCGTAAAAATCTAACGGATTGTGCAGAAAGTTGGGCATATCTAATGTATAAAGAAAAAGAAAGAAGTTTTAAATCAAACCAACCATATCTATGGGAACGTACTCCTAATTATGAAAAAGAATATCAGTTTATTCAACAATGTAATGATGAATTAATGTATTTATCAAACATATTAAATATTCCAATAACATTTTATGAGGATATATATAATTCAACCGATTCCGGTAAATTAAGAAAAGGTAATCGAACCGAGTTGGGTTCTTCAATAATTTAGTTATGAAAATATACGTCCATCACATTTATCAAAAATCTATATTTTATAAAATTGCACATAACACTACCAATCGTATATATTCAAAAGTAGATGGTAATGATGTGATTGTATGTGAATACAAAGGAACTAATTTTGAATTTGTTTTTAAAACCGATATTAGTTTTGAAGATGATGGGTATCATTTATTAGATTATTTTACTGCGTTATTCTATGGAGAGCATGATTCTAAAATTGGATATATCCATAGAGATGAACATTATATGGAAAGAGAATCACAACAAATTTTATCCATATATAAGAATTTATTAAAAGATGCTCCTTCACATCAGAAATGGATAATAACATATTTCAGAACCGAAAAAATACTTCAAACTTACGATACAATCGAGCACAATAATAAATGGATTGATGTAGAAAATTTATTATCTGATTTGGGGAATCACCATATTATCGTAGATAATATATTTTTAAATTCGGCAGTTGAATCCAAATATCCTAATTTTCATTATGCATTAACAAACACAATATTTCAATGGAATGAGATAATTGCTATTAGATGGTTTTATGAATTTAAACAAATATATGATAAACTTAATTTTGATTATGATTTAATGTATAGTATAAAAAATCATAAATTAAATCGAGTTTTAATGATAAACGAATTGAGCAAAATCAAAAACGATAGATTGTTATTACAACGAAGTGATTCGCTTCAAAACCCAGATTATGATTTACATTCATCAAAAATAAAACATATAAATGTCAATTCAGTATATGGTGATGATGATTTTTCTGATATTACTTGGATTATGAACCATCAAGGGTATATGGATATGTTTTTTAGAGTTCTATCAAAAGCAAAGATGCAAATCTTATGTGAAAGTTGGTCATGGAGTAATAAAGATTATTTATCACAATATCTTTCCGAAAAAACATTTGCACTTATTCTCGCAGGTATTCCATTTATATCTACACATGATTATCCACTTAAAATGTTAGAAAAAATGTTTGATGTTCCACCGCATCCATTTTACGAACAATCAGTAAAATGTAGAGCAAATAGTAAATCATTTGCTAAATTTGTGGAATCATTTTTAGAAAATTTTGATGAGAATTATATTTTATGTAAAGAATGGTCGGATTTGATACATACTAAAATAATGAATAGTGTAACGAATGATAATTCATTATTGGATTTACTAATCAAAGGAATTGATACTCCATCTATTACAAAAAAATCTTTAATATAATGGAAATTGTATTTACATATTTACCGGTAAGATTAAAGGATGTAACCGAAACGTATTTACGTTATTCAATTAGTAATTTAAATAATCAAGGTGTCATACCAACTATATATTCCGATTCAGATTATTTTAAAAATACGATATTAAAATATAAATGGATTCCATTTGATGTAGATTCAAAATATAAAATAGATACGCTGTGGTCATATCCTAAATTGAAAGTTTTATCTATAATCGATAGACCGTTTATTCATTTAGATAATGATTTAATTATTGAAAATTTTAATAAATTAATTACATTATTAGACCCTACAAAATTAAACTTATGCTATAAACATACAACCAAATCAGTTGAAGATTTTAATTTTATATTCAAAAAATATTCAAATACTAAATTAGATTTTGATGAATTGAATAATACATCAATTATTTGTACTGAAAATTTTCGATTGATAAATACATCATATCTGGAGGTTTTGGATGTAATTGATAAAAATTATGAATTCTTTATACAGCGTTATAATGGAATACCGCCGATTACATTAAACCAACAATATCCAAATTTATATTTTAAGGATAGAAATTATTTATTTAATGAAAATCCTTCATATGAGAACTTAGATTTAAATGGGATATGTCATATGGCAGAAAAGAATATTACAAGTCGATTTGGAATTAAAAAATTATTGTAATGAATATAATAGAAATCGGTGCACATAATGGCGGTAATACTTCTAAATTTTACAAACATGCAATGATATGGTCATTTGAACCCAATCCTATTTTTGCTAATATCTTACGAGATAGATTTCAAACAAACGAAAATATAACTATAATCGAAAAAGCAGTTAGTGATTTTGATGGAACATCTACATTTAATATAGCATTAGATGGGCAATCCTCATCATTATACGATTTATCAGAATATTCTATTAAAAATACTAAAATAAAATATGTAAATCAAATAGAAGTTGAGGTTATCAGAATGAATACGTTTTTAAATCAAACAAAAATTGATGTTATAGATTATTTTTATTGTGATGCACAAGGAAACGATTTAACAATATTAAAATCATTTGGAAATAGATTAAAAGATATACGGATTGGTAAAATAGAAGTTAGTATAAAAAATGAATTATATAAAAATGTTCAAAATTCTTTATCCGAATCTATTCAGTTTTTAAATGATAATGGATTTCATATTATAAAAGCTGATATAACTAATCCACATGATACTAATTTAGAATTTTATAACACATCTATTAAATCTATAATATAATGCCAAGTAAAAATACCAAAAAAAAGGAAATAATTTTTACGGTGCTAGGACCTGTATTGGGTGAAATTATATTTAATAAATTGAATATGGATATTGATGATATAAATTCTATATCAAAAAATGAAATGTTAAGTATTGTATATTCTATGTGTAATTATATTGATTCAAATAGTAATATAACTTATATGGATTTGGATAGTATAAATTTATCTAAAATACAAAATATTTGGATTGATTTTTTTGAAAAATTTAAAAACACATATAATCCAAAAACGTATGTGGAACATAATAAAATAATTTTAGATTATAGAGAAAGTGGTATTGGTTATTATTGGGTTGATTTGGAAAAAATGTTTTGTATTGAATCTATGTATAGAATGCAAGATTGTGGTAGAGTTAATTATGGACATACTACATTAGAATTAAGGAAACAAACATCGGAGTCAAATACAAGTCATATGATAATTGTATATGAGAATAAAACCGGTAATATTAGACAAGTTAAAGGTAAATCCAATTTAAAACCAGATGAATCGGTGTGGGTGTATTTCTATAAATTTTTATGTGATACTACATATATTATTAACAACTACGTTCCAACATATAAATCGGAGAACGATTTGAAAATATCAGATTTCTCAAATGATATTCAGTTAGAACTTTCTAAAAAATATTCTAATATTAAACAATTGATTTGATGAAATATATAATAGCACCAAGTACATTTAAGGGTATATCGGTATTTTCAAAAGTAAAAATATTAAAAGATGAATTTATAGATGTGTATTATAAAAATCATCCAAATGATAGATATACTAAAAATATATTTGGATGGTTTGATAGAGATTTGGGTAGATATTGTAATCATTCGTTTAATCCAAATACATATATAAAAGAATCATCTAATAAAGATGGATATGATTTATATGCATTAACTGATATTGAAATTGGTGAAGAAATATTAGTAAATTATGTTTTTATGGAAGAACTGACTAACGCTCCAAAAAATAGTTTTTACAAAGACCACTTTAATGAAAAAAAACAAACTTTTATAATTAAAAATATATTATAATGAACGGAACTGAAAATATAGTAATAACGGATAATGGGATTTATAATCCTGCAACTAATCATACAATCATGCATCGATGTGAAACTAAAATTTCAAAACGAATGGCAGAAATTGTTACACAAAATGGTGGTGATATATTAGAGTTGGGGTTTGGGATGCATATCTCAGCTGATTTCATTTTGAGTAATCCAAATGTTACATCATATACTGTAATCGAAATACACCCAATACAATATCAACGTGCGTTAGAATGGGCTAAAACAAAAACAATACCAATAAATGTAATTTTTGGAAATTGGACGGATGTATTACCTTTGGTTGATAAAAAATTTGATGGAGTGTACTTTGATACTGATACGGATGGTAATTTACCATTTTTTATGGATAAAGTTAAACCAAATTGTAAAGAAGGAACAATATTATCATTCTACGCATATTATCAACCAGAACGTAGATTGAATTCTGAAATAATTCAGTTCACCGATGAAGAAGTTGAATTATGGCCGGATAGTTGGAAACGGCATAGAATGTTTCAAAATAATCAATATGTAATTTACCACACAAAATTTAATGGTGTTGATTTTTATAGTGATGATAATTTAAAACATTTATTATAAAAAAAGAGTCACCAAAATGATGACTCTTTACAAAAAATGAGAGATTAAAAAACTATTTTACTTTTACTGAAATTTTCTTTTGTTTTGCCTCTGCTTTCTTTGGAATAGTAATCAATAAAATACCATTCTCTACTTCTGCAGATGTTTGTGTAATATCGTAATTAGATGAAATACGAATGTTGTGCTCTAATGTTGAAACCAAATTATTTTGGATTGAACCTTCGGAGTATAAACTTTCTGCCTTAATTTTTAATAAGTTTCCATCAACATCAATTGAAATATTTTCTTTTGGATGTCCTACCACCTGAAACGCTAATTCGTATGAATCATCATTCTGTTTAGTATATCCAACCGCAGTATCTCGTAATGTTGTTGATGTTTTCCAAGTAGGTAAATCCTTCTCAAATAAATCTAATAAGTGTCCTAAATTTGCTGTGTACATAATCTTTTCTTTTTTTAGTTAAACAATACATCATATATTACAAATCTCATACCATCAGATACTATATGACATATTGTCAGTATTTTAAAAATCCATTTGACAACTTGTCAGTTAGAATGGTTGGGAATCTTCCCATTGCTTATTTTCTTGTCTACAAGACATATGGTCTGCCCAATGTAGAATGTACGGAAGGTCGGTTTTTAACCTCATTTCGGGGCGGAAACTAATAAAGTAAGGTTTAGTACCTTCGTTGTATAATCCATCTGCTAACATAATCCCAATCATCTCCTTTTCGGTATATTTGATTCCATATTGATTCAATAACCACAATGCCCTATGTGTTACATCCATATAATGATTCTCACCATTTATCTTAAACATAGAACCCTGATTCTTCTTATGCCAATCAGATTCTTCCTCAATATAATGTGGTTTACCTTTTGTACCCAATTTACCTAAATCGTGATGGAATGCTGCAAAGAATAATTCCTCATCGGTAAAATCTACTTTGATTCCACCTTCTTCATAAATCTTCTTCATTTTATATGCATTACGTGCAACATTCATAACGTGGTCTAAATAACCACCGGTATATGCCGAATGGTAATGTTCTTTACCACTCGCAGGTGCTAGAACTAATTCAGTTCCCAATTCTTCTTCGGAATACATGAATTTTAATTTTTCCAATCGTTCACCACTAAATACTTTACTCAATGCCTCTATGAATTTATCATAATTCTTTTGTAGGTCTTCTGCTGTGTAACTTTTCATAATTTATATTTTAATCATTTATTTCCATTCCTGTCAGAGCTCGGTAAAGAATTTCTAATTGTTCTTCACTTTCACAAAATCCTAATCCTAAAAAATCCTCAATCTCAATAACATAACTACCTTCTGGTAATCCAATTTCTTTCCACTCATCATTCATAGATGAAATTAAAATTGGTGCATCATCAGATGGATTATCTTTGGGTAAAGGTAATATCCAATAATATCCACTCGGCCCTTCTGATTCATCTTCTTGTATCTTTTCCCAGCCTTGTCTTTCAAACGTTTCTTCGGTAATTAAACTCTCCGGAAACGCAATTGGTGTCATTTTTTGCTTACTCACTCTAATACTATGTTTATTTGTTTTTTTACTTTATATTCTAAAATTGTACAAGTTATTCGCATCGTATCACCTTTCATTTTGTAGATTGGTGCAATGACCGTATTTATTTCCCCGTTTGTGCCGGCATATGAAGATGTATTTATAGTTGGTACTAACTCATCCTTCCAAGTAGTAATAGGGGGTAAATTAACGTAATTACGTGAACCATCGAGGGGATTGATATATAGTTTGGTTACGTTTGATATTGTATCACCTTTTAATAACCACCAAAATAAATTATTTTCCCATTCTACCTTTATTGGTTCAACTGAATTTTTAACATTACCAGTAATTCGATGTATTGTTTGTGTAGATGTTGAAATGAGTTGTAAATGATAATATCCGTTTTTATCTATTGGTAATCTACCATCCAATTCTAATGTTGGTGTTGGTTTGGTGGATGGGTTAGATAGCTGTGTAGTTTGTTGGGTTGGCCCCCATTGCGGTTCTCCAATATCCTCTTTACTACAAGCTGTAAATAGTAAACAGCCGAATACTAACCATTTAATTCTCATAACAATTTGTTTAAGATTGCTTTCCAATTCGGATACTCATTCCAAGTTTCGGTTTCATATGCCCAACCAAATCGTAACAACTCACCTCTAAACTCACCCGCTCCGTTTTTCAATCTATCATCGATTAAGTAATCACCACCTAAAAGGTCTTTTCGGTGAGTAACAATCATTTTCTTGTGGAATAAATCACCAAAGTATTCTTCAATCCAATAACGTTTATCAGAAGCAGAATCGGGATTTCCCCACGGGGCTGCGGTAGCGATGAATAATTCGTACTTACCACTTTCTGCCAATTTCTTAACTGCCTCAATTGCCCCTTCGTATGGAGGAGGATTTCGGAATATACCAGGAATATGGTCAGGACATTTCTTATACTTTTCAATTAAATGTGGATGACGTTCGAACCATCTATCAAACTCTGCTTTCAAATCCACTAACACACCGTCCATATCGATGTAAACTATCTTTTTCTTTTCACTCATTATCTTTTTGTTTTATTATCTCTCAATCTTATAAAGCTAATATACGAACTTTTTCTGATATATCCAAACATTTTCTCATCTATTTAGAAACTTTTTTTATCGTAATATGTAACTCGTTGATTCTCAATTAGAACTTATATTTAAAAAATTTACCATTTGTACCCACTTTAAAAGAGTTAAAATTAGGTTCTACCCAACCACCATTTTCTCTCATATGATTTTTACCTTCAATTAATATTTCTGCACTACCATCTTTATCGTAATCCCACATCTTAATCCAATCTATTGCATAATGACCAACCACTTTATATGAATCACCCTCAAATACTGATAATGTTTTGTTAGTAAATTGACCCAAATTATTTTCAAAATATTGAATATAATATTCATCATTATAGTTAAAATTACTATTTGAGAAAATATCAATATCCCCATCTTTATCATAATCATAAAATGCAAAATCTAAAGTAACATTTGAATTAGGTTCAATTGTTTCCAAATAAACATTTTCGCCAAAATATGGATACCCACCTTTTCCAAAATTTATCATCATAGATTTACCATATAAATTTCCTGGTTGTTCATCTTTATTATTATGAAATCCTCTAACTAAATCCAAATAACCATCTTTATTTAAATCAATTAAATCCATACACGCTGCACCAAAATATAATCCTAATCCACCCATTTCCAACAATTCTCTTGGCCAATCAACTTTTGTAAATGTAAAATCACCATTACCTGCTAAAAAATAAGTTGGACCTGAAATTATAATATCAATTTTACCATCTTTATTTACATCACCTGCAGTGACACCATGATAAAAATCTTTACTATTATTTGAATATTTAATTAAATCAAATCCATCTTTATCACCTTTTAGAAAATATAATCCTCTTTGTGTTGTATCGGAATCATCTGCTAATGCCAAAACAAAATCCACATATTTATCATCATTTATATCAGTTGTGATAATTCTGCGTGTTCCTTTAAGTTGTATTGATTTACCTTTTGTGTAATCTTCTTTTGTATAAGTGTTACCAGATTTAATCCAAAATTCAAATATACCGGTATTATCATTTTTAAGTAACATATCCATTTCAGAATCACCATTGAAATCAAAATATGCTATACCCACCGCAACTTCTTTGTTGGGTGTATTTGCTAAATGAGAACTATACCATCCAGAATTGGTTTCTTGATTAGTAACACTTTCGGTAGATATTGTTGTAGATTGTTTTAACTTATCAGTATTTACTGATGGTGGGGTTGGTTGTGGTATTTCTAAATCCTTTGTACAACTAGCAAGTAGTAGTAAAATAGGTAAGTAATGCCAATTCTTTTTCTTTTTCAAATTTTTTAACATTTATTTTAAGGTTTAATTTTTCAGCAATTTCCCATCCGCGATTCCAAGCATCTAATTCATTTAAGAATTGACCCATCATAAATTCCTTTGGGTGTTCGTCTGAATCGATGTTCTTATATGCATTTGAACCGATATTGGTTACTGGCTGTAATACGTGTCCACATTCATGTAGTAAAGCAAACAATCCGTTTTCATTCAAATCATAATTGTGATGAATGAAGATTTGTCGGTTGAAGTGTCCCATAAAACAAGTAGAATTAGAAAGTGAAACCTCGATGCCTTTTAGGTCATTGATATAATCAACTACTTTCTGAAACTTAATTGGAAACTTACGATTTTTGAATTTATATTTACCCATAGTGTGTTCTTATTACAAAGCTAACATACGAAAAAAATTTCATATATCCTAATATTTTTTAATAAAATTTTATTCCGTGTCTTTC